TTTGATGTTCTTAATTCCTCAATTGCTTTACGGACTGTAGAATCTAAATAAGGATTGTTCTTATATGTTGTAAAGTATCTGCTACAATCACCCATTACTCTTATCCAATGGTATGGAGATACAGTAGGGTTGTAACTTAATATGATGGGGCCTGTTGTACGAATTTGTAGCTGGAAGTATGATTCTTCATCTATCTCATTTGCTTCCTCTAGCCAAAGGATAGTACTCTTTAATCCTCTTAGCTTCTCAGCATCATCCGTTGATATAAATTGTATTATTGATTCGTTGTAGAATGAATATATCCTATCTGATATGTTGAAATCATTCTCATTCCATACACCTATTAGTTGCATCACATCCTTAAAATCCTTCATTACAGTCCTTTTAAGCGATGGTATTGTCTTTCTTACTATTGTTATTATCTCTTTACTTTCAAGCGCTTTAACGATACACCATTGAAGTAATGCGTATGTCTTACCACTACGAGTCCCTCCAATGTGGTGAGTCACACGTGTTGGGCTATCCTGCTGATTCTGATAAGTGATTGTGGTATTAATTTCCAGATTCATCTAATATCTTTTGAGTTACATTGACAGTAATCTGCTCTATCCTTTGATTCACTTCAGCTTTTACTTCGGTTCTACTCAACTTAGGGATTGTATATTCTAAAAGCTTAAATGCTAATTCTAATGCAGCTTGTGGGTCTTTCTTCTTTATCTCCTCTAAATCTTTTGATAGAGTTGATAAGGTTGAATCAACTGCTCTTGCTATTGAAAGCTTAACCATCTCCGTAGAACGATTCACTGCTCCTTTTGGGCGCCCTTTACTTAATTGATGTCCTTTTTCAAATTTAGCCATTATATTCCATTATTTAATTGGTTTGTTATAGTCTAACACAATGTATCACCTTTGTAGTGAACGTATCAGGAGACCACCTTAAAATCCATTTATACAGCCTTATCAGAATGAACTATAAGTTTTACAAAAGGAAACTTATTATGATTGGTTCTATCTATGGACCAATGTGGTTGAAAGGCTTCTATAATCTTTAATCTTTGTTCTTCATCTAAACGGAACTGCTCTACTGCACCTATATCTAAATGGAAATCGTATGGATGGACTTCCCATTCTCTATATGCAATCATATAAAGTGAATACATTAGGAAATCAAAGCAATGGTATTCATTTAGTATTTCTTTTATGTTAGGTCTTGTTTCTAACCATTCTAAAAATAGAAATGTTTCTGATGTATCATATACTGGAATATCTTGAAACCACCAATACAAGCTGAAATCTTTTGTTTCATTTATTACCCTTCTATTTGTATCTAATCCTAACATAGTGGCTACTTTCTTTATTATCTCGCCACCTACTTCCGCATAATTACCTTTAACATATTTTCTACTTCCTATTTCCGTATACAATTCATCTAAGTTTACAGGCTTAACATATTCAGTTTCACAATCATATATTCCAATCCAATCGTATTTGTCAAACAATGTACCCAATGCTCCTATCTTCTTTACATTTACAATACTTGTATATCCTCTCATATCTTTAGGTACAACTAATCTATTGAATGGTTTACTATATCCCTTTGAGAATAACTCTGCTTCATATTCATTACTAAACACAACATATATGTCATGTGGCTGTTCTACGTTTTCATAGAATGTATCTAATAATTTAGTTAGGTATCCAAAGTAAGGTTGGTGTGCTGTAACTACTGTTGCTGTTTTATTTCTCATTTGTAAATGGATTTTGTATCGTTTCTCTTAAATGCTTCTTAGCTCTTTTGATTTGTGTGAATGATGTGGATTTGCATATCTTAATCTCTGCTGATAACTTCTCTAATGTCATCTTATCATCAAAAAAATATAGTTGTGCTAATTTAGATGCCGGCCATAACTTAGTACGTTCCATATTCTTTAGCTCATCTATTACCTGATTGTATGCTGTATCTATCCTTTCATCCGAATCTAAATCATATTCATTATCAGGCGTGTCCGTTTCCGTATTAGGTTGGTATTGTATCTTCTTATCCCTTTTAACTTTGTTTAGGAATCTTGATTTGATAAAAGCGTATGCGTACATTACGTTAAATGAATTACCCCACCATAAAGCAGGATTAACTCTCTCCCCTAAATAAACGTAAAGCTCACCAACTAAATCTTCAGCTACTTCTCTATCCTTTACAATATTGAATGTTGCTGCTAATAGCCATTGGTGAGATTCTCTATAAAGTACTTCTAATCTCTTTGTATTTTCTAATTGCTTAGCTTCTCTCATTAACAAATTTTCTTAAATCAGCAACACATGCTCCCCATAACCCAGAAGATGATTTACAGCTACACGGCTGATTTATTCGTTCACCTCTTATTGCATTACACTTGCTCCATAGAGTACCCATTAGATGCTCGGGAAGGAAAGATTTAATTCCTTCTAAGTGTTCTTTTAGTTCTTGAAACTCCTGTAAATTAAGCGGAGAATACTTTGATTCTGGTACAGGTGGTTGTTGTGGTATTTGTTCTTCCATATTATTATAATTTTATTCCTTCGTTACATCCGCATAGTTCATTCAAATAGATTCGTCTGGCTTCACAGCCACAATCATCTGAATTAAAGAATCGTTTAGCTATCCATCCTGCTAAATCTTTCCCATGTCCTAATGTGATTACGTTGATTAATCCATCTACTATATTGCCGAGTTTAATTATGCACATTTCTTTGTGGTTTTAGTATTCTATGATAGTGAATAAGATTATCATGTCTTGTTACTATATCTAAGTTATCAGGGTGATTATTATGTTTATTACCATCTTCATGATTGATTTCCATTTTGCTTGGTATAGGTCCTATATATGCTTCAGCTATCAAACGATGGCCACGTCTCCATAATCTTTTTTTTGTTTTACCTTTACCTATGAATAATCCATAGTATAAATAACCTGATGGGTGTGTGCGTGGTCTTAGTACTCTTAGTTCACCTTTTGGATTATATCTTGGTGATACCTTTGTTGTATAGATTAATCCATCACTACCAGCGTAGTAATCAGGGAATCCTCTTAAATCTTTAATTTCAATCTTTGCCATTGTATATTGTTTTGTATGTATAAATATTAGTAGTTTAGGAAAGCACAAAAAGAGGAGCTGGAAATGATACCAGCCCCTCAGCTATATAGGATAATAGTTACGGAAAATCCAAAATGGCAATTCTAAAAAACCGTAACTTATTATAAATATAAAACTATGTAACATATTATTATCCTACTCTGCGCTTTTGTTTTCTTCTCTAATGTAATTCTTTAATTCTTCCGATGGGATTTGGAAGTCTACATCACCTAAATTATCAGCGTATGTTGCTGCTAACTTTGCCCAATCTAAATTCTCAAATACAAATGCCATTTCTTCTTTGGTCACTTCGTTTGATTTCTTACTTAAAATTTCGTCTAAATTCATATTATTGTTTATTTAATTTCTTTCTTAATATCTCTACTTCTCTATTGATTGCATCCAATTTATATGTTGTAGCAAATTTGGTTTCTAAATACTCTGTATCAAATACATCTACAAAAACTCTTTTCATCTCTTCTGCTAATTTATTCTTAGATTCATTTTGAGCCTTAGCTTCTTCATAAGCTTCCCAATCAATATCTGAATCTTTAATTCCTTTGAATGTAGCTCTATCTACATAAGCCTGTAAATCTTTAATCAATTCAGTAGCATCTTCTTTATCTAACTGAAATGATAGGGATAGTACAATACCCTCATTTGTTTTTTTAACTTCTAACATATTAATTTGTTTTATATCTTGTAAATGCTAATTCATCTATTAAAGCTGATACATCATCTCTATCTAACATAATTGAAAAAGGAGTATTACCATAAGTTATTGATAATTCAACTAAACCATTATCCTGCTTAATTACTTCAAGAGTAATATCAGTATTATCATTTTGTACAATTTCTTTTCTTACCATTTTTATTTATTTTATTATTAATGTAAAGATACGAAATAAATTCCAAACTACCAAGCATTTTACTTATTATTTGTATAATTTTCTATTTCAGCTAATTGTATTTCCCCTCTTAAAAACTTTTGATATAGAACTTCAGCATTAGTAGTGACACTGTTTCCTGGTATACTGTTACAGTCTTTCTTTAACTTAGTCTTGCTTAACTCCGTATTATTTCCCTGGGTAGTTACTAGTGGTGGGATTTCCGTATTCGGTTTTTCCGTATTCGGTTTTTCCGTAAACGGAATATCCGATACATAATAATCAAACCCTACAAACTTACCTTTATCTCTCTTTCTAATTTGTTTTACATAACCAGCTTTAATAAGCTCGTTAAAAGCGCTTATAGTTCCATCTCTACCATCTTTAGAATACTTTTGAACTTGTACCTTATGGAAGTCCCAATCATCCTTTCTTGACAACATAAAACACAATAAACCCTTAGCCTTCCAGCTAAGAGTTTCATTGATTAATATATCATTTTGGATTCTTACGAATTGTGATGTAATCTTCCTACGAAAGATTTTCTTTTGTTTTGCCATTTTGTTTTATTTTTATCCTACATATAAATACTAAGTAGTTTTCCCAAAGCTGAAAAATGTGGATAATTTTTTATATAAACTTCTTTTTATATTGAGATAATGTAGTAATCACATCAGTACTATTAAAACATTTAATGTATTCTACACTGTCCTTACTACTATGAACATATACAACCCAACCAGCAGATGATACACCATACATTAGTTTTTCAGTACCTAAATCCTCTACATCTCTCAATGTAAGTACTTCTCTCTTACCATCGGTCCTATGAAGGATTATATCATTGTAATCCGCAGTAAGACCTTCGTACAATGAAATATCAATTGTAGGTTTTGGTGATAGCAAATGTCCAATACTTTCACTTCTATTGGCTGAAGTTTTTTGTTGTATTTCTTTTAACATATTATTTTATTTTATTTTTATGACCAGTTTATTTTATTACTATCAAATATAGACTCTAAAAATCGCAGCATAGGTTTATCAGATAACATATAGCTGTTGGATATATCTTTTATTACATTTAATCTACTAACAACTTTTACATAATCTTCCCCACTATAACAACTCTTAACATCACAATTGAATTCTAACATATCTAAATACGCTTCAATCCTTTGATTTTTAGCTTTACTTAATTTCATAAGTTACATTATTTTTTTGTTTATTATTTTATAAAATCGAATCTTACCTTCTGATTGTAATCTATCCATCTCCGGCTTTACATACACTACACTACCAACATACATAGCATCAGCATCAGACCATGCCCAAATGTTATCTATTGTAATAGGTTTAGTACCTTTATCAGTTTCAATAAGGAATTGTACTTTGTACTTTGTACCAGTTTCTTTCCTCATTATAAACTTTTCTTCTTCTACTCTATCCTGCATTTCTTTAGGCAGGCTGTTTAATAGAGCCATTAACCTACGTTCTAATGATAATATTCTATCTTCCATAATTTATTTATTTATGTAAAGATACGAAAAATATACTAAACTACCAAACGATTTACCATTTATTTTTGCTGATTTTCATAACGTGTTGATAATCAATGAGTTACGATTATTTAGTT